CTCCTCTCGCTGATCCACTTGATTGTGGTCGTGGTCCCGATGGTATAGATCTTTTAGCTCCTCCTGCCAAACCTTGACCACCCTCACTTTCTTGCATTGGTGTTTGTGGTCTTCTTCCACTTAGTCTCCTTGAAGCACCCGGTGCGAATCCACCATAGTCAAAGCCGTCTTGTTTCTGCATGTTCTTTAAATAAGGTGAGTTCTTTGGTTGTGCTGCAGGATTGTCTCTAGCAATTTTAGCTTGAGCTTCTGCAAGTGTTGGTCCCGGTTTTTTACCCGCTGTAGTAGTACCACCTGAAGTTATCGTGAAAGCTTTAGGGTCTTGAGCAGGATTGTAATTAATAGTATCTCCTGCTTTAACACCACCATATTGCTCAGGTTTTACTTGTATTTGATATGGGTTCGTTCCAGATCCCTTTACAGTTCCATATAATTTGCCATCTCTTTCTGTAATACCAGTGATTGTTCTAGGTCCTAATTGACCAAATATTGATTTTGGTTTAGGTGCTGGGGGTGGTTGATTTTTTGTCTGCCCCGGACCCGGAACAAACTCTTGTACTTCACCCCTTCGGGTTGGACCACTTGCTCCCGGTTCAAATCTTCTAGGCATACCTATAGCATCAGTCTCTCTCTTAGGATCGTAATCGATAGGCTCCATGGACTGATCTTTAGTCGCACCTTTACCCGTCTTATACTTACCAGCTACAAGTCCACCCGGTTGAGATATTAGTGGAACTCCTGCAGGATCTTTTGCTTGTAGGTCTACTTCAAATACTTCGCCTAATTCTTTTCCTTCTTTTGAATTAGCCATGTCTGTTAAGGTGTTTTCTGTAGCATCTTTTATTGTACTTGCAGCACCAGTTAATAATTTATTTTTCTGAGCTCCGGAAAGTTTATTATAATTACCTATCCCACCAGCCGCATTTACCGCTGCGAATAAAGTGTCTTCAGTTAAAGTCCCATCGTAGCCTGCCTGATTGGCAAATCTATCTAGATTCTTACCTCTAGTGTTATATATCTTTCCCTTTGTAGCACCGTCACTTAACAGCCCAGTAAAGCCATCTTGAAGTAGTTCTGCAATGTTGAAAGGATTCCATATGCTTTGAGAGTCAAGAGGTCCAACTGCGTATTTAGAGTCAGTTCCAAGTATAGGTTTTTTAAAATCACCTTCCTTTCCTGACCCTGCTTGTACAGATGAATAGTAAGCACTTTTAAATGAATCCTTAATATCTTTACCTATGGCTGCAAAATTTTGTTTTAATCCAGCAAGAGCTCGATCAATATCTTCATCGGGAACTCTTCCTTCCTGTTCTTCAGGTTGCTTAGAAATAAACACTTCTTGCACAGCTTCCTTAACAATAGATTGTATATCAAGAGATTTCCCACTAAAAGATTCTCCCAGCTTTCCAACTATATCTCCAGCAAATTTCCTAGTCATTCTTTTCCCCGCACCCATACTTCTTCGTCCTTTTGGAGCACCTTTAAATTTTTCAGACAAATCACTTACAGTTGCAGGATCATAATCTTGTTTCATAAGGGAATCTTTTGGTGTGAATCCTAGATCTTCACCAGCTTGGTTAACAACTTTAGATGGGTATGGAGTCTCATCATCGTAACTCACAGGTGCATAACGCATGAACGCAGCGTCTACTTCTTTAGGGAAACCTAATTCTTCTAGATGCCTCTTGTGTTCAGCTCTTCTGCCTTCTTCATTATTAAAGACTTTAGCCTGTTGTTTACCCAATCCGGGTACGATGGATTCTCTTTTCGCCATGATTATCCTCTGTAAGTTTCAGCCATTCCGCCGGTAGCTCTTTTCACAGGTGCTTGCTGTTTTCCAGACATGCCGCCTCTTCTACCTAATCTACTTTTTTTATCTCCCTGTTTAAACTGCCTGCTTTTTGGAATAGCTCTGCCACCCTTACTTCTTTTTTCAGTAGTTTCAGTGAACGTAGTAGCACCTCTACCTAAGTCAGATTGTTTAAACTGTCTACTCTTAGGAATAGCTCTACCCTGTTTGCCTCTTGCTTTCTCTAGTGCAAGAGTAGCCGCTTTCATAATCGCAGCTTCAATATTCTTTCTAGGTCTAGGAGCAGTCTTTCTTTTAGCAGCTGGTGCTGGCTCTTTATTCATTTTAGCTTTATCTATATTTTTCATTGAGCCTGCTCCAGTCACAACTGGTTGCTGTTGACCAACACCCATGTTAGCTGGTTTAGTTGCAGATGTAGTCATAGGAGGTGTCTGCTTTGTAACCCAAGTTTCTTTTTGTACATCCCACACCTTACCTTTATTTAAAAATTCAGATACTACTTCTTTGACGATAGCATTTTCTTCAAAACTAGTTCCACCCGGAACAAGATCTTTCGGGTTCAAACCTTGCTTTTTACCCGGACCTCTTGACATATCAAAGTCTCTTCCACCCGGTGGTGCTGATGCTGGATCCATTCTTCTAGTTGAAGTTCCCATTGTTGCTCCACCTGTTTTAGAACGCTTAACCGCATCTGATTGTGTTAATGGGCTTGATGTACCTTCACCACCCATACCTTCACCTGCACCTGTTTCTTTTGCAGGCGGTGTAAATACTTCGGGTCTTCTGTTCATTGATGAACTAGATGGACCTTGTTGTGCTCGTGTCCTAGCTACTTGCTGCTCAACTTCTTTAGTTCTTCTAAGTGGTGCTGAACTACCTCCCTCTGGCTCCTTACGGAGTTCTAGCATAGCTTGTTTAATTATTGATGTGTATGTTGGTTTCTTGTTACTCACTTGTAAAAGCCCTCCCATTTGTTTGTTTTTACCTTTACTATCTATGTTAGGTAAGTTTTCGCCTTCAGGTTTTTCCTCTCCGTAAACAGAGGGGGCTGCACCCTTGCTTTCTTCTAATATTTTTTTTGTTAGACCTTCAGAAATTATTTCAATTCTTACGTCTGGATATACATCTTTCTTCATATTATATTATACTAGCTCCTTCATTTTATCTAAAAATAATTGTTTACTTATTGATTTCTCTGTAGGTTTATATGAAAAACTACTACCATCATATGTCATCTGTGATTCAACTTCATCAGGACTCATATCTTTAGGAGGTTGATTTGCTACATAAAATTGTCCTCCACTATATTCTTGATACTTCTGTCCTTCAGGAGCATTAGCTCTATAGTAAAGTTCTGTGGGATTATCTCTACCAAAATTCATCCTTCTTGTAGTACTACCAGTTTGCCTCCCCATGCCGGGAGTGGCTGGTCCATAGTCTTGAGGTTGTTTTACAAGGAATGTTTTAGTTATTAAAGGTGCTGGATTCTTTCTTCTACCTTCAACTTCTTGTGCTTTCTTTATACTTCTTTTAATTTCTTCTGCTATCTTATCTCTTCGATTATCACCCGGACTACCATCAGTAAATTTTTTGTACCCTTCTTTTTTAGCTTGTGCAGTTGCGATAGCTATTGCTCTTGATTTATCAGAGTCATTGTCATCTGCTTTAATAACCCACTTCATAAATAAATCTTTATAAGATGGGACCTCACCTTTAGTTAAGACAATTACATTTTGTTCGGGAACTGGATCGTGAGACTTTGTTAAACAACTGCCATCTACACAAGACCCTTCTGCTTTATCACCTTTAAGTAATTCAAAATGAGCGTTCTGATTTACTCCTTTTTCACATATTGTTACTTCTGCTAGTTCCATATCATCTACTTGTAATATGGTGCTACCATCAGATTTATTTATTTGTTTACTTTGAGTTGCACTACCAGCAATTGAATAAGATTTCATACCACCTTTAGTGATCTGTTCTCTTACTCTACCCGATATCTTAGTATCATCTCGCATCTCTGCTATAAAAAATAAACCTTTATCATCCACACCACTCTTAAATATATTACCAGCTTTACTTATATACGCTGGGAGTGCGTGTCCTACTTGAACATCAGAGTGCATAACCATTACGTTCCTACCTCTAAAGTTCTTCATGTATTTCTTAAATGCTTTTTTAAGAGCCTCTGTTGTAATAAGATGTCCTTCTCGATCAACGACTTCTACTGATGCGGGACCTCCAACAACCATAATTTCATAGTCGCCTTCATCATTTTTAAGTTGTTCACATGCCTCTTCATATTCAATATCATTTGGAAAGGCTCTGTTTAAAGTAATTTTTTCTGCAGGAGATGCTAGTCCAGCAATAAATAAACGTTTATATTCGTCTATTGCATCAGCGATATCATCAAGCGTAGTTCTACCAGACTGTGCTTTTTCAAGAGAAATAATAGTCTCGTCTCCAGACGAAAGCCAGCCTTTATATTCTGTATTACTAGCCATAGTAACCATAAGGTCTCCTATCCTACTGGGGCTGCAACTCCCCAAATTACTCCTTCATAGCCTGTGCCTGAGCCACTACCTATGACGGATACATTTTTTCTAAAGTCTAACGGATGTGTACTAGCAAAGAAGTTATGTTCTGTAGTATCATTACCAGTTAATTTAATTGCTGCTGTGCTTGCTTCTGCAACAGTATCAAATGCTACATAGAGCACTTGTGATGCGTGAGTGTTTCTAATCTTTATCCCTCTAATCGCACCTATTGGAGATAGATGTCTTGATCTTGATAGATCTGTAGTTCCTTCCCATTGGTATGTATTACCACCAGCAAGGTTACCATCTATATAATCTATAACTTTAGTATTTATTCTTTTGTCATACATTAGACAGTCGAATAGCATATTAATATTGTGTTGTGTATTTGAACACCATTTTATTTTGTATGTTGCTCCACCAGTTGGGAGTTTGTAATGTACTGATATTCTTTGGTAATCTGTAGTTAAGTCAACCGCGTCTCCTGTCGCTACTACAGTGTCATCAGAATCTAAGATTTGCATTACTACATCACCAGAAGCTGAAGCCCCTCTTACCATTCCTTGTGCACATAAGTATGAATCTTGACTTCTTGACGTGCCTCCAGCTAAAGTGTCTGTAGTGACTGTAAATCCTTCTTTAGCTGCTGAGTTTGCTGGGTTACATGTAAGTTCTGCTGACCCTAAATAAGGAGCACCAGTGGTTCTTGATATAGCTGACCCGACTACTGTAAATTCTGTGATATCTGTGTTCTCTATTGATGGGTTTAAAATTCTATTTATTCCGGGACTACCACTAGTTGGTTTTTCCATGTTAGCTGTTGTTATACCTTGGTCTATATCGTAGTATGCACTTGAAAATATTTCCAGTAAATTTACTGCACTTGTTCCTACAGTACCGCTAAAAGGAACATATCTGTCCCAAGGTTGTACAGCCGTTCTTGTGCTTGGATCTGATTGCCAAGTTTCAAAAGAGGCTGAGTCAAAATAATCATTTGTAATTGACATCTATATTTCTCCTAATATTTTCTTATTAACTAGCAGCCGCTCCGAAGAGCGGCTACTTAATCATCTATGTGGTTTATACTCCGTATAATTTGATCAGATACTTACCAGCATCATAGACACCATCAGTAGTACCACCACCACCTACTAAGTATAAATACTTGTCGGCAGCAACAATCGCACTGAGAGGTCTCATATTTACGTTAGCCGCGATAGTCCAGTCAGCAGCAGCTGCCAATACAGACACCTGATTCGATAGACCAGAAACAGCAGCATCTTCTGTACCTGTTGCTTCATCAGCATAAAACAAGTCAATGTCAGGCTCACCTGTTGTAGGTGTCTCTAAACATTGCATGTAACCACCAACGATAGTTCCGTTGACAGCTGTAGTTATTTGTCCTATGTGTGAATTTGCAGTAGCATCTTTACCAATAATATCTCCTGCGGCGTTTGAAGATAGCCCAGTTAAATCTATATAGATATTAGTTTCAAAGATTCCACCAACTTTTACTACTGAAGACTTGTAAACTGTGCCAGTACCTGTTGTGATACCAGTTCCAGCTGACACTGCTTCTGTAGTTCCTAGACTAGTTGCACCCGCAACTGCTAGTGTGCCTGACACTTCTGTAGCAGATGATGCCACGTTTAGTGAATCACCATCCCATGAAAGTGTAGCATCGCTGCCTGTACCGAAAATTAAAGTTTCGTCATCAGCGAAATAGTTAAAATCATAACCTAACGCAGATCTTGCTAGTACTCTAGCATCTGGCGTTACGTCTGACATTTTAAATGTATGTTTAGCCATTTAAGTTTTCCTCCGTTTTAAAAGCCATACTTGTCACATCATCTTGAATATTTCGATTTGTTCTCCACATAGCCTGCTTTATTGATTTCTTCAAAGCAGTCGTTGTTGGAGCATCTGCTAATGAGCCTTCTAATAAGGTCATTATTTCCCCGACCATCTTTTTGGTCTGGACATCCAAACTTTGTAACACTCCGTTAGCATATACAATCTGCATTATTCATCCTTACATTACATTTCATTTACATTCAGTTAAAAGTGAGGGCGACTAATTTAATCTTAATCACCCTCAACTTTTCATATAGTCTAATTTTTAGTTACTAGAATTATTGACTATGAGTTTAAGTCTAGTATTGCACCTTGAACGTCAAACCTGTATGCTCTGAACTCTGCCATAGTGTATAGCAAACCTCTAACAACAAGTGCGTCAGCTGCAAAGTAATCTCTGTTCTCAATATACTGAGTAGGTTGAGCGACAGCGATTTCAAGGTAGTCAGTATCTAATACATAAACATTAGATCCTAATTTCGCACCCGCAGTAGTTTCTGACTTAGTAGTGTCAGCATCTGGCAGGATTGGAATACCTTGGTAAGTAGCAAGAACTAGTCCAGTTCTAGTACCGGGGAATGTCTTTTCAGAACCTACTCCCACTTGGTACTCTTCCTGTCCCATGTATCTTTGCTGTGAGTTTAGTAATCTTTCCAATTTGAAGTATTGGTCGTGACCCATAAGGATTAACTTAGGTTCTCCACCATTAGTTCTAATTGATTGGATACAGTCATCAAGTAAGTTTAGAGATAAGTCTCTTCCAACTCCACTGTTACCTTTTACAGTAGCAGCAGCTCCAAAAGTTCCTGATGTTCTGTTTGCTGTAGTTAAGTCGTAAGCTCCCGCGAATCTCTTAACACCAGCGTTACCAACTGTTGCATCGTTGTTAATTGCAACGATATCATCAATTGATGTTAAACCTGCTCTAGTTTGAATAGACAGGTTGTCTACAACAGCTCCTCCTGACAATGCAGCTGGAGTACCGCTTAGAGCAGCTCCAAATGTAATGTCATTGCTAGAAATAGCAGATACTGCTACACTGTTTGCAGTTGATGAACCAGCATCTACTAACATTGCAGTGTCACCGATTCTTAAATCAGATCCACTAGTTACGTTAGCATCAGCAGTTCCTGAACCTGCAGAGACGTTACCAACCGTGTTAGGTAGTAACAATTCTTGGTTCAATTCCTTGATATGATCAAGTTGTGCGTTTTCGTTTTCCAACGCTAGAACGTCACCCACACCACCTTCTAATTGAGCAGTGTACATGGCTTTTACAGAAGCACCGAATGAGGTTGATACTATCTTAGGCAAGCTTGAGATAGTTTCGATGTTTGACACATCGATGTCTGGTAGGCTACCAGTCTCTGTAATAGGTCGAGACCTTTGGCTACCTCTATCTGTTCTTACCCTCCAACCAACGGTGTTACCGAATACAGTTCTTGGGATTGCGTTGAAAAATCGAGTTTGGTTGTTTAATGACTGCCATACTTTTCTTCCGAAAGTAGACGTAAACACATTGTCCGCAGATGTAGTCGTATAGATTGCATCAGCAGTTCCTGTGTTCGCTGCATTAAACGCTTTTGATAAGTACTCAGGACCGAATACAGACTGGTTTAGTCCTCTATTCGATTGAGAAATGTATTCACTTAGTGAAGGCATAATTATTTATCTCCTCGTTTTTTCAATAGTTTAAAGTTAAGTTTATAGGTTTGCAATTTCGTCTGGCAAACCTTCTACTAAACCTTGTCTTTTATATTCCTGCATTTTTCGCAGTTCTTTATAAGAAAGGTTAGTAAGTTGGTCGACTACATCGTTCACGTTCTGAGCTTTCTTGATTGGAGTTTCATCTGCTCCAAACACGTTGTTACTCAATTGTGGTCTCTGTAAGCCATTCTCTTCCTTGAATCCCATTTTTCGTAGTCTGTTCTCGGATTCTTCTTTTACTGCTTTAGATATATCCAAAGCTGCGATTTGTTTCTGAAGCTGCTTTATTGATTTTTTCAACATAGCTTTTTCTTCTTCATCATCATCGTCATCATCTGCCATTTCTACTTTTTTGTATGCATTTTCGATGTCTTCATCATCATCATCTTCATCATGTTCAGCTTTCATCTTGCCTGCATGCATTGCTTTTTCTTCGTCTTCGTCATCATCTTCGTCCTCAGCCATGATTGAAGCCTGTTGGTCTTCAATACTCTGCCTTGGTGTAATCGTTTCCGATGAGTCGTCAGCATCACCTATGTAATTAGGTGTTGCAGTTGCTCCTTTTGTCGGGTCTGGTTTTCCTACGTTTTCGATATCTGTACCGTCAACGTCCATACCTTGATCTGAGAGCTCTATTAATACTGATTTCGCAATGTCTTTTACTAATGCTGCGTGTTCATAAGCTGCTTGTTCTTGTTCAGCCTTTTGAATAGCATACGCATCATCGTCTTCCATTCTTCCATCCATTTTTTGTAGCACTTCTGCAAGAGCCGCCAAACCTAATGACGTGCCTTCCATGTGCTTTTCAATTCTATCTAGAATTTCATCAGCCATTATAGCCTCCTTGTTTTAAGGTTTTATTTGTAATTAAAACTTTGTTCGACCTAAAAAGGTTGGTCTAAGCCACCCCCGACCTTTTCACAATATATTATAAAATACTATATTTTATAGTCACTTTTATTATACTAATTTAAGTATAAATATAAAAAAATATAAAGGTTATTCAACGATATTAGTATCAGCTTCGCCGTTTTCTAACCTTAACATATCATTTCTGAAATCATATAAAGGGACTTGCATTAGTTTTTTAAGCTTTTCGCACTGCTTTCCCTCTGGCATAGCCGCTTCTACAAGATCTAAAATTTTACCGACCATGCGTGAATGCTTTGCTATTATCCATTCTTGTTCTTTTGTGATGTCTAAGTCTTCCATGTCTACCTCTTTTATATACTTATGTAGTAGCCATCGCTACCTTCATTGGCTGTTACTACAATATCATCATAACTACCACTTAAAACATCTTCAATTGCATTTTTTATAAAAAACTTACCAGTTACATCATATCCAGAAACTGATTCCGGTCTACCTGTTTTCCTGTTTCGTCTTAAATAATCATCAACTCGTCCACCCTCTTCTACTATTTGCACATATGGGGCAGTATCATCTACGTTGTATGAAAACGTAAACTCTCCTGATCCCGGATTTGCTTCAGTAATACGAGCAGAATTTCTTAGCTGCCCTGTAACGAATGGACAGTTTTCTTGGGACTTGTTAAAGACTTCAGTAACTGTAGCTTGTACCGTTGACAAAGCAGCTTGTTGAAATAGTTGTAGTATGAGTTGTTCATCCATACTATATTATACTGTTTTGAACCTAATTAACTAAAAGTTTTGGACCAAACATCAGGTAATATATCATTAAACTGACCTTTGCGTGAATCATATCTGTTTAAATAGATAATTTCTTTACCAATCTCCCCGTATTTAGGGTGATAATATAGAACTAATTGCCTTGGTTTATTGATTGCTTGCACTCTTTGCATAGCAAACTCATCTCCACCTTTCATGCAACCACATATGTGCACTGCTCCTGTACCAATATCTATTTCATCTATTCTATGAAAGTGTCCTAGTAAAGCTGAATCATAATTATCAGGTACACTTTCTAAACTGTTATCCTGTATGTTATTAATTTCTTCTTTTAGACCCTTTCGGAATGAAAGAACATTTCGCATATTGCTTACACCTCTATTGATTGAAGTGCCACTACCACCACCATTAATAAAATCTCCATGAGCTAGTAATATATTTCTATTACACACATTAATTGTAGTCATGAATGTTTTTGGTATGTGGAACTCTATGTTCTTTTGGTTTTGACAGAACACAGATACCCATTGGTACAACATGTAATCCCAATCCATATACTTATTCTTCATAGGTGGTTTCCTAGTCATTCGACCATGATTACCCACAACACATGGAACTCGTACTTTATCAAAGTGTGGGGCTATAAACATTAATGCTTGTGATATAAGATTAGCTCCTCTTATCATTTGTCCCATACAATGATCATTATTAGTTCTAGCTAACTCTTCATGAATGTCCCCACTAATCATATCCCCTAACATTGGAACTATAAGCTCTCCAACCTCGGCGGAATTACGTCTAAGTTCTGCTAGTGTAACAACTTGGTTTGCCCATCCGTATAGTCTTTTATTAAATATATCAATGTTATATTCATTTAACCCCATCATTTCTTCCAATTCAACATTGTCTCCAATATGTGTATCTGTAAGAGGTGCGATCATAGACTGTACACTATTGCCTTTTATTTTACCTGTGGGTTTTCGATGTTTATATTTTTTTACTTCTTTATATGAAGGAGTGAATTTTTTAATAGCATCTATTAGTAAGTCTTCTTTAGCTTCTTTTTTGATAGCTGCTTCTGCAACCTTCTTCCAATATCTAGACTCACCTTTATAGGTTTCTATTTTTCTAGCCATTTTGACATGTGCTTCAGGTGTGAAGTCTGCTTCCATATCTTCCATGTCTTCTGACTGTTCTTCATCAAGTAACTCTACTTCTCTATCGTACCACTTCTGTAATGTGGTCCTGTGTACTGCTACACCCCATCTTTCTTCTACCCATCTTGATAGAGCACTCCATGTTGCTCCTGCCATTTTTCTTTTTACTATCTCTTCTTTAGCCTCTTCTGGTATGACGAATGTTGTCATTCTAATCTCCTATATTATGGTTAATCTTTAGGTACCCTCCTGTTTGGGGGATTCCTATACCCGTTAGGGTCTGGTCTAGGGCTTCTTTTTGCCCCGTATTGCTTTTCTACTTGTGGTGGAGGATTTTCTCTCCTACCTTCAATTGATTTTTTGTAACTACCTAAAAAAGGCATATTGTTTAGTTTACCATCTTTTTTGCCTTTTGACCAATCAGTTTCCATTTTAGTAAATTCTTTTAGTTTTTCACTTTGTAAATCGGATGCTCTAGTGTATTCTTCCATATATTCATCTCTGTCTTTATCAGTAAGCTCATAGTCTTCTTCATCTTCTTTCCGCATTTCTAGTCTAACATCATTTATTACATCAATAACATAATTACTAAATTGTTGTGTCTTAGAAAGACTAATAGATTCATCAATTTTTATATTACCATCTTTGGTTTCTTTTATACCCATGGCTCTATTCTCTGCACTTTTAGTTCTAGCTTCCATAAATTCTTCTACATCCCTCTCTTCTTCAGGAGTTTTAATAGAAGCATCAGGAG